CTTGACCTGAAGCACCTGCCCACTTCGCACATCGCGAGCGCGCCAGTCGGTGCGGATCTGCCGCGCGGCAGCGCATTGGCGGATCGTAACGATGTAAGGCTGCGTCCCCGCAAGGCGAGAAGCCAACACCGTCTCACCGCCGCGCATTGCCTGGCGCGCCGCGGCGCACCGAAACTGCTCTACCCAGTCGGATTGCGTGTTGCCGTAGTCCTCAGGGAAGTCCGGATTGACGTCTTCACGCCTCTCCCACGCCAGCAGTTGGCGCATCGGTCCTGCCGGCATCGGCGCCCCCTTCTGGTGGTGCGTGGTTTTCGGCCTTGCCGGCCGCAACGGCCGCGGCTAGGCATCTTACGGAAACAAGGCCAGACCAGCCGGCTTGATATGCCAAGGTCACAGAGGCGCGGGGCTTGAAGTCATAGGATGCGGTAAAGCGAGCCCAGGGCACTACAGCGCACCCATGGAAACATGGTTCGCGGGCATTTTCGAACCCTTTGCAAAGTTATCATTTGCCCAGAGTGGCTGGAGGTTGGACAAACCCCATGCGATCTTAAAGTCTTGGCAGTCTGGGGTGGTGTATTTGAATGAAGCGAGCGGAATGATGTGGTCGACGTGCCAGCCGCTATATCCGTAATTTTCCCACGACATGCCCGGCTGGAATTGTTTCTCGATGTGGTTGCGTAGATCCAACGCATCGTATCCAAGCAAGTCAAAGGTTTTCCAACCCTTCTTTGAGCCGACAACAATCTCTTTATAAATTCTCGACCTAACCGCGTTTTCAAGCTTACCCTTCGAGGTGGACCTTCTTTTTTTGCACTGCTTTCGGTTCAACTCCATATATTTTGGGTTGCCCCGCCGAAGAGTATTCTGCGCCCTTCTGGCTTGCTCAGCGTTTTCCTTGCGCCATTCTGCCTTCCGCGCGAGGACATGGTCCCTATTTTCGGCATAGAGTTCGCGAGCCCTTTGCAACAGGGCTTCTCGATTTTCTGCTCTGCGCTTCTTTTCTTGGGCTCGAACCAGGTCTTTGTTATTGGCTAAATAACGAGCGCTCGCTTCCCGTACTGCATCAGGTTTCTCTTCCCTTCTGCGGGCCGCTGCTGCGTTGACTTTTTCTCTGTTTTTTTCTCGGTAAAGGGCGGAGTGAGCCCTCTCGCATTCGATGCATCGTGGTCTGAGTTGGTCATTCGGACGGTCGCGCCGAATGCCGAAGGCGCTTGCTGGCTTCAGCACCTTACACTTGCTGCAGACCTTATCCGCTTGCATTGTTTAGAGACTCACCCCTGACACCTGAATGTCTAAGTTAAGCACGGTTGTCGATTTCGCAATACCCAGAAGCACGACAGATTCACCAGAAGTTAGGTCGGCGCGAGGGCAGATGCCCCCTGCGGCATCTGATAGCCAATACTCTGTGCCCGCCGTTAAGGTGGCGCCGATGACAACTTCACCGGCGCGCTGAACAAACAGCGGCTGTCCGGCAGAGGCACCATTGAGTGCAACGCCACGCGGCACGCGAAGGGAAGCTGTAACCGAGTTGTTGTCGGCAAGCATAAATCTTCCGTTGTCCGCTTTCGCCACAACCTTGCCGGCGGTCAGTGTCTCGCCCGCAGAGCCGGATTCGATGACGGCGTTGGTGCCGGCCACAACGTTGGCGGCTGTGATCGTGATGTCTGCCATTTTGGGTTCCTTGGGAGCTTGTGGTGGCTAGAAGTACGAAGCGCGATGCGGCGCAAGCAGCGCCGTCACGCCGAATGGCAGTTCCGTCATCCTGGCGTCTGACGCCGATTCTCGGTTCTCGTGCCAGTACGAAACCATCATGAGAATTGCATGCTTGATGGACGCTGGCACACCGCCTGCATAACCCGCAGTGAATGTGATTGTAACGCTGTCGGGCTCTGGATATGTCGCCGGCCAGACAGTTCCAAGAGCCGGGCGGACATAACCGCCGAACGGGACACCGACACCTAGCGTCCTGAAATTAAGCAGCGGCTCAGGGTTTCCAGCGGTGTCAATATATGAAATCTCATCGACCGAGACGAGAGGTGGCAAGGGTATTTTGACGCTACCCGCAGAGCACGGGAACGCATCCAGTGTCATCACAAGCTGCTGCTCACAGAGCGCCCGACCGAGCCAACCCTCCGGCCCTTCCAGGTTGGACACTGCAGCCTGAATCAGGGCGTCGATGTAAATGTCATCGTCGCTGAAATCCACGCGAAGATGCCGCTTTACCTCTTCAAGTGTCACAACCTCGGCGATTGCTGGAGTGCTGACCCGGATCATGCTTTATTTCCGTTTCTGCGCCGTCTTCGCATCCGGCACCGGGTCGGAATCGGGGTTCTCGTCGGCGGGCGCCGCCTTGGGGGGCATCTTCGGCGCCCCGTCTGAAACGAGACCAGCCTTTACCAGGCCGCCCGTTAGCACCCCGAATTCCCGCTCGTCGCCGGGCGCCAGATGCTCGATCGTGAAGCCATCCGCCGCGAAGGGAAACGGCGCGAGAACGACTGACATCACGCCACCGGGGCGAGTTCAGGATGCCCCAGAAGGACAACCGCCGACACGGCGACAGAGGTTCCGGAATTGAGGGTGCTCACCGCTCGAATGTAACGCTTGGACCCCTTGTAGCCGACCCGGAAGGCGGTCCCGGTGAGCAGCACGGCAGGGAAACTGCCGAGCAAATCGCCGGCTGCAACGTCAGTGAACGTCGAGTTGTCATCCGATTCCTGCAGCTTCGGGGTGATGTTACCCGAACCGACGATGGCGCCGACCGTGTATGCAACGGTAGCGGACTGGAACCCACGAAGGTCGACGCCAGTGCCATTGCCGGTTGCGGATACCACGGCGGGCGCGATGGTGGTGCTGACACCGATGTTGGAATAAAGGTCACGCTTGGCCATATCAGCCTAACTCCTTGAAAGAACTTGAGAAGAAAGGGGCGCCACAAGGCGCCCCTGCTGATTGGCGACTACGCGCTGGTGACCAGAAGCTTCACAGCTTCGAAGTTCACGACATCGCCACCCACACGCCGGCGATTGTAGAACTTCACCCAGGGCTTGGCCGTCAGATTGTCCCGGAGCAGAGTGAGGCCGAGGCGGTCGACAATGGTATAGGCAGCCCGGAAGTCACCGAAGGCGACGGACAGGGAGCCGGCGGCGACTGTGGGCATATCCTCACACCGCTCAACCGGAGCACCGAGGATCGTGGCCGGCTGGCCGCCCTTGATGTCACCCATCTGCCAGAGATAATTGCCCTGGCCATCCTTGAGCTTCATGATGTCGCGAACCGTGAGGCGCTTCATCAGGAAACGGGCATTCGGGACGTAGTAGTCCTTGAGCGCGAAGACGAGATCGAACAGCTTGTCTGCGGTGATCGTGGTGGCGCCGCCCGAGGTGATCTGCTCGATCGTGCCGTTGGTCGTGCCGGCAGCGTAGGTGAGCAGTCCGCGCGGCTGGTTCACACCAGTGCCGGTGAAGAACGCGGTCGCCTCGACGCGCCCCATCTTCTCGCCGACCTTGTTGGCAACCCACGCTTCGATGTCCAGGCCGGCATCTTCCAGCATGGACTGGGTAACGCGCGGCTCCGCGTACATCTCGTGAGCAAAGATCTTCGAAACGCCGAGCTGAGAAGTCGACGTTTCGCTGGGGGCAGTCGTCTCTCCGACCCAGCCACCGGTGCCGAACTCGCCCTCATCGCGGGGGATTTCGAGTTCCTTACCGCCGATGGTCTCGACCGTGGCGAGCGCGCGAAGATTGGAGGTCTCGTAGATCTTCTTGATGATGCGAGAGCTGACCGTCACCGGCACCAGATATCCGCCATCCGGATCAGACCCGGTCTGCATTGCGGCCTGGACCGCGGCAGGCATGGCGCCGTCCGACCGAGCCCGCATATAGGGGGCGAACGCCGCAGCATAGGCGGCATAGGACTCCGGATCGGCCTCCACCTTCGTGGTGGGCTTCAGCTCGCCGCGGGCAATCAGCTTGGCCTTGGCGAATTCAAACGCTGCCTTGGCGCCGGCGGCAGCTTCGTCGTCAGACCAGCCACCAGCGACACCAGGGCGCTTCAGAACAGCTTCGAGCTTGTCGACGTTGTCGTTGACTGCCTGGATGCCCTTCTCAAGGGCAAGGTGCTTGGTTTCGACCGAGGCTGCGAACTTCTCGATCTTGTCCGCAACAAGCGGGTCCACCTTCTTGCCGGCCGCGTCGATTTCATCGCGCATTGCCTTGAGTTCGCGGGCAGTGTTGTCATTCAGCGCCTTGACGTCATCGCCGAACTTACCGATGTCCTTGGTGATTTCGTCAATCACCTTCTGTTCTACAGCCACGAGGGCCTCCTATTGCTGAGTGTGGAAAGCTGCACGCGCGTTTGCGAGCGCGGCAGCGAGTGCTGTGAGTTCCACGTTGTCAGCGCCAGGCTTGACATCGATGGTGCTCGTAGTTCCGGCCCTGATGTCCCTAATCAGGGCGCGGGCCTGCGATCTTGTCCGCCCAGCGTCACGCATGAGCAGCTTTTCAATGTCTTCCGTGGTTTCGTAGTCGGAAGCGTGGTCATCATCCCAGCGCAGCGCCTTGGGGGCGTTGGCATAGACGGAAAGGTCAAACATGGCCTTTGCGCCTGAATCGGCGTGAGGCGCTACGGCTGAGGCAAACCCAGCCTCAACCGCCTCTTTCGCGCTCAGCCATGTTTCATCATCCATCATTCGCTTGATGTCGCGAATGCCTGTCTTTGTTTGCGCCGCGTAGGTGCGCGCCATAGCGTCGTCGATTTTCGTAAGGACCGCAGCGACGTCTGAAAAATCATGCCGGTTGCCAATCGAGACGGTCCACGCGTTGTGAATCATCATGAAGCTGTTCTCAGCCATGACGATTTCATCACCTGCCATGGCGATAATTGAGGCGACAGACGCGGCCATCCCCGATACTTCGACGCGCACCTTTCCGTCATACGCCAGAAGGTCGTTGTAAATGGCGATACCGTCGAATACGTCGCCCCCCGGACTATTGAGCCGCAGCACAATGTCTCCGGAGGTTTCCTTCAGGCGTGCGCGGAACCCTTTGGCGGTCACACCCCAATAACCGATCTCATCATAGAGTTCGATTTCGGTGGACTCTCCTGCGGACTTGGCCGCGAACTTGGTTCCGACAGCGCGGGCGAAAAAGCGATCCCGGCGTTCACCCGAAGGTGCGCCGATTTCGATTCTGTCCATGTGTTTTTATGTCCTACGCAGCCTCAGCAGGCAGTTCCGGGTTGTTATTGTCTTGCGTGCCGGCCGTGGGTTCTTTCACCTGGATAGCCGGGTTTTCGAACACGTCACCACCTTCCCGCGGGTTCAGATTTTCGCGGCCGCGAACCTCGTTCGCGCTCAGCCACTTGTTCTGAATTCCGGAGGCATAGGCTTCGTATCGCGACTTCGTGTCGCCACGCAGCATGTCATCCATGAGGAATTCGGCGAAGTATTCACCGCGCTCAGCCTTGGTCAGCAAGTCGCGATTTATGGCTTGCTCCCACCTCTTAAGCCACGGACGCAGAGAATGAACAACAAACTGCAGCGTCTGATGCTCAATGTTTGCAAAGGTCGCCTTCTCAAGGTCGTTAACCAGATGAGCCGGCACGCGAAAAATACCAGCGATTTCTGTGCGCTGAAACTTCCGAGATTCAATGAACTCTGCATCTGCAGGGGTAATGGACAGAGACGTCCATTCCATGCCTTCTTCAAGCAGAAGTGGCCGGCCGCTGTTGGAAAGTCCCGCGTACCGCTCTTCAAACTGGTTGCGGAGGCTTTGTACGGCCTCGTACCCAACTTTTCCCGGGTGGCGCAAGACGCCAGTTGGCTTCACTCCATTGCGATACATGTGCGCGCCGTAGGCTTCCGCAGCCAGGCCGAGACCAACCGCTTCTTTTGCCAGCGAGATGATCGAACGACCCACAAAGCCGCGCGCAAATGGGCCACGGATGTGGTGGATCTGCGAAGGCTTCAGCTTGGCCCTGGTGTTATCTGGCAACGTCGCCGTGTAGACCGGAGACCAGTCGATCGCCTGGTCAATCGTCACGCCGTCTGGATTAAGTGGAACTAGACCCAGCGTTTGCCCAAGTCGGTTGCGTTCCACATACGCAAAGCCATTCCCGCGCAAGGCCAGATTCGACATCTGCCCTTCTGTATATTCAAACGCGGTGTTCCATCCGTTCGCTTGGTCATGCAGCACACTATACAGCGGATGATCTGTCGCCCTGTCTTTACCCCCGTCGGCCCGCCTGCGGTATAGGATGCACGGCAGGGCCGCCACGCTCTCAGCCAGGACACGAACGCAGATGAGCACCGTCGTGTATCTGAGCGCCGCTTCCGGCGATACGCTCAGACCTGTCATGGTCTCGATACCACCACGCATAGCGTGGAGAAATTCACGGGAACTCTCAATGCCACGCTCGACAGGGGCGGAGTTGACAATGGCCCCGAAGAGTCCAGCCATCAGGTGTCGCCCCTCGACATAGCTAGCACGGCGGCGAGAACAATAGTTCCGGCAGCAACGTACCCGGCCGGCTCATAGATGAGCCATGCACCGTATGAAATTGATGCGATTGCCAGTAACCCAGCCAAATCGCGAAGATAGACAAGTGGCTTCTTCATAGTTCGATGAAACCTCTTGTCTTGTAGACACTGGTGGGATCGCCACCGGCCCCATCAATCGCAGCGCCGACTGCCATAACGAGCGCCACCGCGGCGTCAATGCGCCTGTGCGCCTCTGACTTGATCAGATACTTGTTCTGCAGCGCATCTGGTTTACTAAAGGTTGCCGCCATAAGCGCTGTCATGAGCAGCGGGTTTTCCTGAAGTCTAATGCGCCCGTCTATAACGAGAGACTCAACCTCTCGGATTGAACCCGGCATCCAGAGACCACCCGGCTCTGGAAGCCCGGCAGCCTTGGCCTTCTCTACTAGAGCTTCATCTGGCGCTTTGCGTTGCAATCCGCCCTGCGGATGATTTCGATGTACCAGATCAAGGCCAAGCGCACCGCACTCTTCCAGGAACTCCGCATAGGCATATTGATCGTAAGCCACCGCTTTGATGTCAAAACGCTTATCCGCCTGGGCAACACTATAGGCCACAAAATCGTAGCGTATGCGCTCACCCGGGATTGCAAACAGGTACCCCCTGTCGACCCAATCAAGATACGGCGCCTTGTCGGTATCCGCGCGCTCTTTCAAAGTGTCTTTCGGAGTGAAAGAGTCCACCCAAGCATCAAAAGTCGGGGCCAGAAATGACGTGCCGTCCGGCCGCGGCATCTCACGGTGTCCGGTAGGTACAACGTATGCGACGCAGGTCATGTCCTTATGAGATGACAAGTCAATGCCCAGGAAGACTGGCTTGCCGTCGTGTTGTGACTGGTCGAACCGGCTCATAACGGCTGCCACAGTCTTACGCGGCATCCAAGAAGAATGCGCGTCTGTCCAAACGCAGAAGTACAACCGTAAGATGCCGGGTGCGTCGCTTGAAAAATTCTTCGCGAACGCAACCTGACGAGCAATATATTACCTTGCTGACCGTCACACCCATAAGAGGGTTGGTCTTAATCCAACAGGATTCGTCCTCAAGCGGGTCATCGTCTTTGTCTAATGCGCAAACGTATGAAAAGTAATCGTCAGATCCGGGCCACGTCTCTCCGACATATTCGTATACTTCATCCGGCGTCATTGTTCCTGCCGCGACGCAGCAGGCCATCTCATGCTCTTTCCAGCACACCGAAAGACGGTCGCTGCCTGAGTTCGTGATCATGACGAGAAGTGGCTGGCGGCGGAATTTGAACCCCGCCTCAAGCATACGCATAATTTCAGGGCCAGGATGCTCGTGCACCTCGTCGCAGAGGGCGAAGTGAGGGCGAAGTCCGGAGCCCGTCTTGCCCGCCTCCTTTGACATCGGACGAAAGAATGATGCAGTCTTGAGATGGGCGAGGTTGTATTCGCGCTCGTAACCACCGCTTGGCTTCAACTGCGCCTTCAAGTCCGGCGACTGTCGAACCATTTTCACAGCATCTTTGAAAAGGATTGACGCCTGCTCTTTTGTCGCGGCGGCTGCATAAACCTGCGCGCCGGGCTCGCCGTCATAAACTAGTCCGTATAGCCCTATCCCACCGACCAGAGGCGACTTTCCGCAACCTTTTCCCGCCTCGATGTAGGCCCGCCGAAATCGCCTGGTTCCATCCGCGCGCTTCCACCCGAAGATGGAACCTAGGATGAATTCCTGCATCGGCTGCAGTATAAATGCTTGGTTGTCAAACTGTCCTTCGGAGAGCTTAAGTTTGCGCTCAAAGAAATTGAAAACCCTACGAGCAGCGGCATCGTCCCAGTGGAACCCTCGCTCGTGAATGTGTTCGACGTCGTCTAGGTGCCTGCGACAAGCATTCCGAACGTGCGGCCCGGCGACGATGGTCCCATCTAGGACTGCGGTAGCATAAGCGTTGACGCGATCGAGGCCGCGGGTATCAGTCGTCGAGACCGTCACCTTTTTCCTCATCGTCATCTGGCACGCTTACCTTGGTGGCATCAGCCGGGTTTCCGCCCATCTGCCCAAGGCATTGACGAAGCAGATTGAGCGCCTGCACACCGACGTCCTGACCTGCGATCACGCGGCCATAAATGCTGCTGGCAATTGTGAGGTGCGCCCTATGCGAGCCATTGAGCCACGGCAGATCCTTGGAAAGCTCTTTCCAGGCGGTCATGGCTTTGTTATCGGTCGTGTCTCTCACCCACCGCGGGGGGGCGCCAAGCGGGGGTAGCCCCTTGGGCTCGGACCGCTCACGGAATCGGGCGGGGTCTTTGGTGTCGCGGCCCTCAGCCTTGGCTTTGGCGAGGGGCGTCCTCGGCTTGGCCATCGGTACACCTTAGGGTCAACATCTGAATTGCGGACGTGTGCGTTGTGGGGTCACGCGGGTGCGGAAGCAAGACGTGCTTAGACATTCGACCCCCCCCCGGTGGGGCGGGGCGGCTTACAGAGGCCACCCATCAGGCCCGAAGACCACGACGTCTTGGCCCTTGTCCATGCGCTGCTTCGCGCCGTCATGGTGCGATTTGCATAGGGACTGGAGATTGCTGGAATCAAAGAACAGCGACTCATCACCTTTGTGCGATCGCACGTGGTCGACCACAGTCGCAGCCTCGACCACGTCCATCATCATGCACATGCAACACAATGGCTCTGCGCTAAGCTGTGCATGCCTTAGCCTCTGCCATCTCGCCGTGCCGTACAGCCGCTGCCATGGCTGGCGTTGCCGCCCCACCATGGTTACGACTTGCGTTTGTCTGGGCTGGACGTGTCGCCATCTGCCACCAAGGGCCAATAGATGGCAAAGCCAGGCGCCTTGATCATCACGAGGCCAGGCGCGGTACCTATTGGATTGGATGTAAGGAAGATCGCCAGATCGGCCGTGGTGTGGATCAGCATGAGATGTGTCCACGTTAGATGTAATGGAGCCGCATGCCGGAATCGAACCAGCGACCGTCTGCTTACAAAGCAGCTGCTCTACCTGCTGTAGCTAATGCGGCAATAAAAGACGCGGGCGCCCATACGGTGTGCCTACTACCGGCCTGGAGTCATCACTCCGTGCCGCGCGCATGTGCGCGGTTTACACAAGACTACCTCTGTGTACTGTGGGTACGCATATATGCATGAGTCCAAACCTCGCGCCCGGCTCAACCCAAAAAGGGGAACCGGGCGCGGACCACCGCGCGC